TTTGTGGAGTATTTTCAACTTCAAACCAACCTACCGCTTGAACCTGTGATTGTACTTTAGAGTCGTTAGACTCATCGGTAACCTTTTCAACTGTGAATCTGTACCCATCTTCAGAGCGACTAATTTCTGGTATTTCAAAGTTTACAACTCTTTTGTAGGGAGTAGTGGTCTTACCATTAATTTCAACTTCTTTACTACCAATTTCTGTAGCTCCAGTGCTATCAAAAAAAGTAACCTTTACTTTTACAGAATGAGGTTTTACATTTCCTTGATCGTCTTGTTTTTGTAGAACTTGAACCATAAGAATGATGTTTACTTCATCCCAAGCCCTAGCACTAGTTTCTTGTAAAAATACCCTAGCTTGAGGGATACCATCGATATTGCCTTTTTTAAGAGTAACAGGCGAAGAAAACTGTTGAGGAACTACTGTTTGTTGACCAAACTTTCTAATAACTGACTGAGTTACTGTACCTGTGCGTGATAAAGTTTTGAAAAAGTCTGTATTTTCTCCACCATCTCCATCTATATTTAATAAGTCATTGATAGAGTTTTCACTAATTTCTATATCTTGTGGCCCATTAGGGTTGATTCGATATAAAGGCCCTTCTCCAAGAGCAGTTAAAAGAAATAGAATATCTGTTGAAAAAAGACTGTTAGGCTCTTCTGAGGGGCTACCACCTCCACCTCCACCACCAAAAGCTCCCTTAATTACAGGAACTTTAACATTTTCATGCTCAGTAAAATACCTTCTCATGTCTCAAACCTTGAAGCGACTGTAATAGTATCACTCTTTCCGTGGTCAACTGTATCTAAATAACCACTTATTAGCTGTCCAGCTGCTCGGTGCAATCCATAGATTAAAGGAATAGGGGTGCCGCTGTTGACTGTATTTTGTAATCCACCAAACATATCATTTTGTCTAATATTTTGATCAACTTCTTTAATTTTTTCACGTTTTGTAAACAAAGAGGTTACTAAAGCTAGTCCTATATTCACACCTAAAGTAGAAGCAAAGCCACCACCAAATATACCAGCAGAGCCTCCTGCTGCTGCTGCTCCTCCTGCACCCGCTAGACCGAACCCACCTGTTGCAACTCCTAGAGCTGCTACAGCTAACATTGTAAAAGTGCGTTTTCCACCCCCGCCTACAATTGCAGGAACTACATAAAAAACATCATTTGGTTTTACTTTTTTGATGTATAAATCTTCTTCTTTAATTATGTTTAAATTATTATCTAGTAAAGAATAACCTTCTTGACAAATACCTGTGTGTATAGCGTTAGCATAGTTTTTAAATTTTGGATGCATAGAACCAAGATAAAAAGGTAAGTCTCCATACCTAGTTAAATCAGCTGTATATTCTGACTGAGAGAATATACTCTTAAAAGCAGAATGAATTTTTATTTTTGTAAGCAATGACGCTCCTCGAAATCATCAAAAATTAAAGTATCTAATTTATCGTCATACCAGTATATGTAAAATTTATTGTTGAATCCAACTAAAAATTTATACTCTTGGAATGCTGCTCCTACTTTATCTTCTTCGCTTGGGATAGGGTTTTCTTGTCCAGGATGTGAGTGAAAAACTCCCCATATATTACCATCATGTTTTACTAAGGCAGCTGGGTCTAAATAAAAAGTTTCTTTTGGTATATCACTAATATTTTTACAAGGAACATATTCAAAATTTTTTGTTATAATACCTACTGCTTCAAGAGGATAGTCTCTCAGTGCGTGGTTATTCATATCCTCTTTTAATTTAATAAAGTTTTCCATCTAACCTTCTTAATTGTGTATTGTCTAAAATATTTATGATAGTCATATATAGCACTATCTCTATTCTCAATCATTTGTAGTATTTTATTATTTTCTACATACATAGCAACATGGTTTACAACATTTGTTGAGCCTAAAGACATTAAAATAAGATCATAAAGTTGTAATGTATCAACCTCGACCCAATCTCCATTTTTTGATCCATTTAGAAAATGTTGCTCATGAGTTTTTGTAAACCAAAGATCATCAACCATTTTTAAAAAGTCACTTGAAGTGTATGGTATCGCTATACCAGCTTCTTGTTTAAAAACATAACAAAGCAGGTTAAAACAGTCCATACCTGTGGTCGGGTCTGTACCAAATAGTTTATAAGGGATGTCAGTGTATTTATTAAACCATTGATTCATGGCGATATAAGGCGTATATACGTTTTACCCAATAGTCAGATAAAGTTTCTATACGTGAGACCCCTCTCTCTTCAATATGTAGTATTTGAGTCGGTTTTAAAAATAACCCAAAATGTATAACTAAATTTGAGTTTAAAGACTTAAAAGCTATTACATCATAGTTTTCAGCGTCTGTCAATTTAACTTTTAGAGCACATGTTGAAGCCCATCTGTCTACATGTTCAGTAGAAAACTGCTTTAACCAAGCCCTTGAGTGGGGGTAAGGAGGTAAGGGAAATTCTATACCAAGTTCGTTTTTATAAAATAGGCGTATTAATTCAATACAATCGACTACTCCATATTCATGTTTTAATCCTAAATATTTATGTACCATTCTGCAAACTCTGGAAAAACTGTAACAAAACTCTCTTCTCTACTGTTGTCCACTGCTTCATTAAATTTTTTAAAGGAACTAAGCATATGAGAATGTTCATTTTTTACCATATAAGAAATAACTCCTCGTAAATTTTCAGTCTCATGTCTTGTCAATACGGATTTCTTTAAAAATTTCTGATATATTAAAAGAATATCTTTTTTTGCCTCTTTTGGTAAAACAGTGGTAGAAAGATAGCTAGGAGATGTTAAATTTGTAACATGAAAAGACATTTTAAATTTCTTAAGTAGTGAAATAAGATCAGGAATTGAAGTTATTGAATAAATGTTACTCACAACACTAACTGTTTGGATGTAGTCTTTAAAATGATTTAGATTATCTTCAAATGTATCCCAATCTAAACCTTTTCTACTATATTCTGCTCTTTTACCAAAACCATCCATACTGGGCCATAATTCAACACTATCAAATTTTTCCCATAACTCTTTAATATCAGTTCCTTTATATTTATTGTATGACAAATTGGAATTATATTGTAACTTTACATTCGTATGGTCATAATCAATAAGTAATTGCAAAGCTTTATAGTGGCCTTCTTGTACTAAAGGTTCTCCACCAGCAAAATACATTACTTGTATAAAAGGTATAATCTCTTTAAAATCGTCCCAAAAAGCTTCATTGTTAGTCCAAGGATCTAGAATAGGTTTACTTTTTTCGCTTCCATAAGATAAATGTCTTTCTTTAAACCAAGATGAGGAAGCATCAGAACCACACATGCGACATCTAAAATTACACAGATTCCCAAATCTAAAGTCAACATAAAAAGGTTTATTTTTAACAGATCCGTCCTCAAGTGTAAGATCTTGAAGTTTACTGTATTTACCATATAAATTATTCATTTTAATTCTATGACTCAAAGCACCAGATTTTTCTTGATCATAACACACATGACATTCTGTAGGGTGAGATCCGGCTAAAAAAGTTTTTCTGGCTTTTTTCATGGTCTCACCGTTCCATACTGCTAAAGGTGTTTCTCCTTCATACCCTATTCTAAAGTCCTTTTCTCCTGTTACCGCACCATCAGTAAAACAACACAACGCATAATCTCCTCGAATATCACCATGAAGATGTATCCAAGGAAGAATGCAACCTTTAATTGAATTATTAACCTTTGGGTAATGTTCGTCCTGTGCCAGGGAAGCCTCCGAAGTGAAGTTGATTGTTGCGAAGTGTGCAAGCTAGTAAAGATTTTGAGCAAACATCTCCTGATGAATCAGCTGCAATCTGATTATTAGCAGCTATAGGATTAGAATTAGCATTTAAAACGGGAGAGGATCCAGGAATAGGATCACTACCAGGACCAGGGTATTGGCATTCAGGGCCTTTATACACCCATTGACAAGTATTTTTATAAAATTTGCGTTTAGGTGTGACTAACTTAAAGTACTGAAGCCAAGAGATTAAGTTAAAAGTAGCTACATCATCACTTAGTTTTTCAAGTTGATCAATTTTGAATTTGTCTTCTACGTAGGATTCAGAATCGGCTAAAGGATTTACGATGTATATAGGATCAAATCTAGCTACATCAGCATCTAACTCATTGCTTAGAAATAGAAAAGCATTTCTTTCTATTGATTGTATTGTTCCTTCAATAGTTCCTGAAGCAGCTCTTACATTATCACCTACTCTATAAGGTAAAGTATTATAAACCTCAATTACGTTACTACTTACTGATTCAACACTGCTGTACTCAGGCCAATAGTCTAAAAAATTAGCAAAAGTAGTTCTAATTTCTACAACACCCCCAAGTAAATCTCTAGTGTCTGTTTTTTGCTCTGTCCAAGTACCTCCCACACTAAGAGTTTGTGTTCTATCAAAAGAAGCATTAGAGCGACCATAGTATGCTTCTATGTCTGCATTATAGTTTAATCCGTCTGGGTTACCAGTAGTTCCTGGAACCGATCTAGGATCAATACCGTTTACTAACTCACCGTTAACTGTAGCAGTAACAGAGTTAGAAGAGTTATTTCCTGCTAAAAAGGGATCTTCTATTAGTCGGGTGATTATATTATCTACATTAAAAACTTCTAAAGTTATTTCATCAACAGAGCCTTCAGATCCCTGCCCCAATTTAGATGCATTAACAGGAAAAGGAATGTATGAAGTGCCGCCATAAGATACATTATAAGACAAGTCAGAAGTTAAGTCGCCAACAACTTCTGCAAAACGAATCGGAAAATCATTAGGCCACGCTTTACCTGTTCCTTGACCTGTGGGATTACCTGCAACATTAGGAGGATACCATTCTCCAGGATAGTATATAGTGTAAAGTCTTACAATAGGGTTTTGGGAAAAAGAGTTTTTCTCTGCTTTAAATGCACTAGGAGTAATAGAAGAAATAGTTGCGATTGCTGTTGTAGAGTTAGCTGATATAACATTACTTACAAAATTAGAAGTAGAAAGTAGACCATCACCTCCTGATCCTGCAGCTAAAGTAATAGTGTTTGAGTGTACTACCTCTGAAGAAGAAAATTCTTGCTGTATATTATTAAGCTTTACCTTAAGCTCATTAGTAGTTAAGTTTACGTTTGCAATAATACCAGAAGTAGCCGTAGTATTACCCACGAGTACATTATTTGTAACGAATCCAGAAGCGTCGTTAACACTTAATACCACATCATAAGAGCGAGCGCTCATTAGTCAAATACCTCTTGCAGGTTAAAAGATACCGTATAGAAATTATCTATTAATCTTGCCCCTGTAGAATAAGTTTGCTCAATTGATAACGGTCCTTGGAATCTTGTAGTAATTGTACCACTCTCATTAATGTGTGACAAGTCAAAACTAAAAGATTCAAATTCTCCGCTTCTTGAGTTGTAAAAATTCTCGATAGCTGTTTTCTCAACACCAGTTATAGAAGTATACTTAAGATCATAAGTACGCTTTGATCTCCTAGACCTCAAACGACGTTTCTCATACCCAGCTTGTGAAGCAAAAGTATTAACATCAAAAGCACGTGTAGATGCTATGCCTTTATCAGGTCTTCTATCTACCATTGAAGTAAAACGGTCACTAGTGTCTACAGCTGCTGTGAAAGATCTAATAGTGAGAGTATCAGCAGCTGTTTCAGATCCTAATGGAGCTCCAGATTGAATTGTAAGGGCGTTAGAAGAGGTGATAGGCTGAATAGAGTCAGTTCTGTATCTCGCTACATGAGCCAGTCTTGTAAAAGATATGTCTCCATTAAAAAATTCTCCTGTTGTGGTAGTGTTTGAATTAGCTCCTATGGAAACATTCCCGCTAGTAGCAGTTGCTGCTACATAGGTTTTATGAGCGACTTTTACATTATTTACATAAAGCCTAATGTTATCTGTTGTTGCGTCATAGGATACTGCTACGTGATAGTTAGAACCTCCATTAGCATTACCCCCATAAAGTTCTGTAACTCCGCCTGAACGATTAATCACAAATCCGACGTTTGAATTAGCACCTACTAAACGAAGATTATAGTTGTTTGTAGCATCTCCATGACGAGCAAACATAGTTTGATTTGCAGTCATTGAAGTTCCTGTGTCTGGTCGAACCCACATATCTAAAGTAAAAGAACGGTCATTTACATTAAAATCATCACTAGAAGGTATTTGTAGATAGTCATTAGTTCCATCTAGGGTAACAAACTTGTCTGCACCATAAGTTGCATATGCTGCAGTTCCTCCTACAAAAGTTACAGTATGAGCAGTAGCTGATTCATCGGTAAGAGCACCAAAGAAGTTTGTTAGTAGTTTTGTAGCGACATTATCAGAAATATCAATTCCGTTAACTCCTAAAGTGACTGAAGGGTAAGTATAAGCATTAGGATTTTGATATACACCAGATAGATATACTTGTAAATCACTTGACGATACAATGTTTGCAGAACCAGGAAGCGGGAAAGAAGTTTGGTGTGCATTAATTACATAAGAATTTCCATTTACAACCGTTGCTGCAGTGTTTGAAAACTCAGCTGATAGAGAAGAATAGGTAGCTCTAAGCTTTTTAAGTGCGGGAGGTACTGAGACAGTTTGTAAAGTTAGGTTTGAAGCGTTAGGAGGAGTAAGAAAACTAGCTGTTGCTCCAGAATTTGAGATTGAGTAAGCAGTAGTTTGTTGTAGAACACCGTCTATAAAAGCAGCTACTTCACCCCCATGCGCTACTACAGTAGATAAGTTAAAATCAGTTAAAACAGCTCCTGTAGAACTATAAGTTACAGTGCTAGTTACTGGAAAAGCTGTAATAGGAGCTGTTGCATCGGTTGGGTAAGTTGCCATTCTTTATTTCCTTAAAGACTTCTTGATAGGACCATTGTTTCTCATATCACGAGTAATCATATCGATAATAATTTTATCACCTTGTACTCGTGGTTCAGCAGTAGCTAAATTCTTTGGAGCACCCTGATTGTTTAGATTAACCTGAATGTTTGGCGGTGTCAAATTTTTTCCAGTCGCATTCATTTGATTAAGTGCTGCACCTCCTATTGCTTTTGCTGAAGGTCTACGGATTACAAACTCGCCGGGTTCTAACAGAGCTGGGACACGGTCACGAGATCTAACGGCACCACCAGCAGCCATTTTACGAACAATACCTCCTGATGCAAAAGAGTCATCATAATCGCCGCCGTCTGAGAAATCATTAGTTGAACCATCATACCCACCACCAAAGCTTGAACCGCCGTCAGATGTACCAAAACCACCTCCCCCGCCTACACTAAAATCATCATCAAAATTAAATGAATCAGCATAGCTGCTGAATCCAGTGTCGTAAGAACCAAAAGATTTTGATTTACCAAGACTCCCAGAAAAAGACCCACCACTTGGGATAGTTAAGCCTTGTCCAGGGGTGTAGTAAGCACCAGACATAGCCAATTGCTGGGTTTGGACAGCACTTAAAGCCCTACCTCCACCTAAACCAGGAGCATAATCTCCTCTACCATCTCGGCTCATTGCGTTGTATTCTGCAACTGTTAGTGCTGATTGACGACCTGGGGTTGTAACAGCTCCAATGAAATCTTTGATTCCTGAAAATTCTACACCAGAACCTGCAGCTCTAAACCCTTTGGAGCCGCCCATTGTTTCGGCTACCTCACCCGTAAACCCAAGTCTATCAAGTGCAAAAGGGTCTATACCAGAAACTATTCCTGATTCATCAGCTCTCATAAAGTTGCCCGAATTAGTTACATCACCAGGTTTATAGCTACCTTTATAGCCTGTAGGCATTTGTCCTGTTCTCTTACTAACATTTATTTTAGCTTTCAACTGAGAAGGAGTAGCCTGAGATGGTTCTTTTGCGAATAGTGTGGGAACGTCCATCCCTAATAGTGAACCTATGATAGAAATAGGAATGCCTCTGAATCCATCTGCTCCTAACACCTCAGCTAAATTACCTGTTGGATCAAAAGTAGCATCTTGAATAGCTTTAGAAATTGAGCCTGAAGCCAACCCGGATGAAGTTGTAGCTGCTTTCTTTGACTGACCAACTCTACCTTGCTCAAATTTAGCTGCTTCTACAAAAGCCTCCATCTGTTTAAAGTCTGTTTCTTTTGTATACTCTAATACATCACCTGCAGTATTAGCTATATCA